CTTCTCCCTCGCAAGAGACTTCGCTTCCAAGCCATGCCGAGCCTCGACCCACACAGTGCGCTCCACGACTAACTCGCAAACCACCTCATACGTTGCCATCACGCCGCTCGTTTCGTAGTCGGGGCATGATACCCCTTCTTAATACCAAACGCGGGATGCCCAGACCAATACCCTTTTCTCCACTGCATCCACTGACCATTGATAAACTCAACATCTTTCCAATGCTCTTTGGCGTTGCGTCTCCAATGACCTCGGGTGTAGTGGAGCGGCATGTTGAATGTTCTGGAGTCGCCAGCTCTAGGCTCCACAGGTTCGTCAATGTCCCAGCTAATCTTGTGCCACGCTTCCACTGGAACACCATGACCCTTTCTTGCAGCCTTGCGCTGTTGTCGAGTACCCGCAGGGCTTTGAACCACGAACCTTGGATTGTTAATCAAAGAGAACGCGCCGGATATCCCTATGATTGAGGCCATATAGACTTCCCGATCACTCTCTGAAAAACCGTTGGGAAACATAAGGCCCCCGTCAATCTTGTACCCTCCGCACAAATATGGAAACGCATACTCACTGACGAACCTTATATCTATGGCCCCGTCTTCTGACTCGCGGCACAAAAATCCAACACGCCTTTGATCGACACCATCAGGAAGACCCTCGGTCCACTGAGCATCATTCTCAGATGGCTCAGTTGCATAAGCCGATGTTTTGTCCGGAGTGATTCGGTTGCTGGGTTGAAGTTGGTCAAGCACAATAAAACAAAGAGGCGAAGGAAGACGAGAGATTGGATCAAATCGAAGAGGCTCATCCGAACCATCAAACGTCTGATCATAATAGTCGGTCAACATTTCGTTGAACTCTTTACCAACGAAGTACATATCCGCATGCTTCAAATCGTCAAGCACATGGCGAACCTCGGTCTTCATTTCAAACTCGTTGTCGATGGATGGCGGTAACTCGTTTCGGTCCAGATTCTGACGTTGATGTCTCGCCCACTCTTGTTCATTGAACTGATGGTCTAACACATGACGATGTTGAGCCATCAAGTTTGTTACCAAATCAACTAGATAATCCTCACTCATCTGCACACCCCTCACATACCGTAGCATCCTCGCCCATGATCAGCGTAACCCACTCGCCGCAATCACACAGTCGCTCCATCTCACCGCCGCCGTTGCAGGTCTCGCAAGTCTCCGTCTCAACATCGATCTCTCCAATGTCACGGCTGAAACTTTGCGGACGCGCAACCTCATACTCCACGGTTCCCGTACCTTGGCACTCGGAACACTCGTCCATGATCGGCGTCTCTTGCAGACGCATGAACTCCTCTTTCATCTTGCCCATTACTTCTCCCCCCTCATCCACTGAATGTCCTTGGTTAATGCGGCCTTCTCTTTGTTCGCCGCTTCTAGCTTCTGGGTTAAACGCGCTATCTCGTTGCGCTGTTTCTGTATCTTGCTTCTTAGTTGATCGACTAACTTATCACTCATCACACTGCCTCCTCTTCCGGTTGCCAGCACTTGTCCTCACCGTGGTGATACTCACCCTCAAACATGCCGCACTCATCCTGATAATCAGCTTGGACCTCAATGCCCATCGCATGTAACCTATCCCATACAGGAACAGGCGGAGCCCACGCAGTCCAACACCGGAACGAGAACCACGCAACCTTCTTGTCATCCGAATACTCAAGACAATCTTCGTCAATCTCAACCTCGCAGACATCCCACTTCGTACCCCAGTTCTCAATACGCCACTCGTACCAATCAGGCATCATCTGATCAGAACGCCTTTCCTCGTTGGCCCACACCTCAAACGGCATCGGACAAACCAACTGACAGAATTGTGGGTTTAAGGCGCAACCCCCATTGTGGGGATTGTAACCGTTCTGGGTCAGGCCCTCGTAAAGCATCGACACCAAATGGGTCGGGCCTTGAAGGTACACACTCTGATAGCAATGATTAGGCATTTGATTTCTCCATATAACTTTCGATTAAACCTTGCGCGACTTGCGCTGTGATCGCGTTCCCATAGGCGCGCAATCGTCCCACTCTTGAGGGAGACCCATCAACCAACGGGAATGTGCCGGATTCAACTGGCCTCCACTTGGCATCGCGGCATCCGAGCCAGTCAACATCTGACCAGAAGCCGTTAGTCGGTGCGCGTCCACCATCTTCGATAACTGTGGCAGACTGCTTCCCGACATCCCCGCCGTGATCCCACTGCCCCCGCGTGTCGCGTCCGATGCTGCTGGTGTGGTCCATCCCGACAACCGCGCCGCGTCCGCTGGATTCAAACCCGCGTTCATCCCGCGCTTGATCTTCGCGTCCGGCTCCTCGCCCCGACCGTTGTTCGTCGAACTGGGTGTCGGCCACCCCGACAACTGTGCCGCTACGTCCAACGTGTCCGTGCTGATCTTGCCGTTCCTGATCCGACCGCCCTGATACCCGCCCTTGTGATCCCGTGTCGCCGGAGTCGGCCACGAACCATAGACGTTGCCGGATGTGCGGAGCACCGAACCCCGCAGAGCACATATCGAAAGCCCCGAAGGCGTAGTCCTCTCCTTCCATGTCAGCTTGTACAAGGTCGAGCCAACCGAGGCCGTCTTTGCTTGCAACTTGCTCACCAAAGATCGTTGAAGGGCGGCACTCCGCGATGAGGTGGTGCCAGTGAGGCCAGAGGTGCCGCTCGTCAAGCACCCCCTTTCTTGTGCCGCTCTGGCTGAAAGGTTGGCAGGGACATGAGCCCGTCCACACAGGCCGCTCGTCATCCCATCCCGCGGACCGGAGCGCGTGGCTCCAGATTCCAATCCCCGCGAAGAAGTGACACTGAGTAAATTCTTGAAGTTCATTTGGTTGGACATCGCTGATGCTCCTCTCGTCAACCACACCATCCGCGATGTGGCCTGATTTAATTAAATTGCGCAGCCAATCGGCAGCATATGGATCAATCTCGTTATAGTAAGCAGACATCAGGTCGCCTTCCAGATTGCCAACGCATCGTCAAAAGGCATGTCGTTCAAGATGCGGCGGGTCTCACCAGATTGCTTGTTAATTACCCACTCGCCATTAGTCACAGTCGGGTGGTACTTGCTCTGGTAAATGCCGTCCTTGTACTTAAACTGAAACAACACATGTGACTTCAACTTCTTCTTCAACTCACGAGCACCGAGCCAATCGTTGACCGCATCACAGCACCAAGCCTCCAATGTCTGAGGCAAACTGTCATGGATCATAACACCATCCGCACCCTCATAGCTGAAAGGTGAAGGAGGTAACCCGTCAAAGTATTCGTGGACCTTGCGCATCGTGGCACGATACTCACCCTTGAACTTAGGGTGGGAATAGTCACGGTCCGCGCCCCCATGTCCATCGTTGCTGACAATCGCAACAGGCTTGCCGTCCACATACAATGAGGCTTGGTAACAATGGGTCTCTTCAGATGCCCACGATGTGTGCTTGATGTTCTTTAGTTCTAGTTTCATGATTCTCGATCCTTGGTTGATTGAATTTATTAGTTGAGTACTGCATACAAGTTATTGCACCTCGGTCCATGGGTCAAGCAGAAATGTGGGCTGAGTACACTATAGGAAGATTCTCCAGATATTTTTATTTTTTTTTTTTTTCATCAGAATCTAATGTACTAAACGTACTAAACGTACTATCAAAAATAAATCTTTTTGTATTCAACCTTCTAAGTAGCCCATGAGGTAGTACGTTTGAGGGTACGGTAGTACGTTTCTGTAGAGAAAACTTCTATATAGGGTAAAGCTGCGGCGTTTGCCTCTGGGTTAAACTTGGTATAAATTGTATCCAAACAACAAACGAGGCAACGATGGCATCTCTTGCAAAAAAGATCGAAGAGGAACACGGCAGGACCCTGACCAACAGGCAACGCACCTTCGCTAGGTTCATTGTCGAAGGCATCTACAACAACTCAACCTGTGCTCGTAAGGCGGGGTACGCCCATGATGTAGCAGCAAAGCAAGCATCGATCCTGTTGAATGGTCGGGATTACCCTCATGTCGTGGAGTATATCACCGAACTGAGGGAAGAACGGGAGCGGCGGTACGCTGTCTCTACTATCGGTCAGCTTGAGCGGCTGCACAAACTATCCCTCGGTGCGGAAGAGGCGGGCCAGTTTTCGGCGGCGATCAACGCGGAGAAGATACGCTCTGCCTTGGGTGGTCTGACGATTGATAGGCGGGAGACGATCAACACCATCGACCAACTGTCGCGGGATGAGATCACTGCCCGTCTGGCGATGCTCCAGAAGTCTTATCCACAGGCTTTTATGATTGAAGGAACAGCGAAGGATATCACACCCAATGAGCAAGGGACCGGAGGCGAATTTTTGGAACACACTGAGGTCGAACCTACCGAAGAGGTGCTTCGCGACAAGGATTGAAAACAAACATGGCGGGGGTGTGCCTGACGTACATCTAGTATGGGAAGGCTTGCCGTTTTGGTGTGAGTTAAAGGTAAGCCACACCAACGCAGTGAACATCTCGCCTCATCAGATCGCGTGGAATACAACGTATTGGTCCAGAGGCGGGGCGAATTTCTTCTTAGTAAAGAGGTCCAAGGAACGAGATATACTTTTGTTTGAGGGGGATCAGGGGGGTTTGCTTGCCAGTGGCGGCATCTCTGCGGCCCAAGGTGCGAGGTTCGCGGACCCTGCGTCTTTGTTCTGCGCCCTGCGGCCTCGTTTAGAGGCTATATACTCTGCGGCCCTGCGGCCCTGCGACCCTGCGCCTTGATTCTATTCTATTATCTTTGCCAAGGCAAAAGAAAAAGGGGCCGTGGCCCCTCCCTTTAGTGCTCCACGATTGCGATTG